TATTTTCATGCGCCGCAACGTAACCGGTAATTATTAAAATACAACCACTTCTTTCCGGCTGCTGCCATCCGGCGCGATCTGCGAGCTGGCGGTTGTGGCGGCGAAGCCCGCCACGCGAAAATGGTGGTCGGCAGCGGACTCGGAGCGAACCAATTGGTGGTCTTTGTAAACGCCATGAACGAGATGGGCAAGATATTTGAGAGCCCTGTAAAACTTGAGAAAAAGCTCTACAAGTTTGAGCCGATGGCGTTAGCTGCTTAACATTTGGAAATAATTATGCCCTTTGATCTTTCAGTCGAGAGCGATCTGAAGTCGCTGCGCCGTGGCCTTAGTGCGCTGGAGAAGCAGGCCGTGCCGCAAGCGACCGTGCGAACCCTGAACCGAGTGGCGGAAAGCGCGAAGGTTTCAAGCGCCCGGCACATTGCCCCACAAATGGGCGGCAGGCAGGCTGCCATAAAAAGACGTATCGAGACCCGCCCATCTACCTTCCGGCGCTTATGGGCGGCGCTGGTAGCAAGTGAGCGGCCATTGCATTTGATCGAGTTTGTGGTCGGTTCCAAGAAGCCTACGCAACAGCCCGGTGGCAAGCGCGGTTTAGTAAAGGCCAAAGCATGGGGAAAGAACCGCACCTATCGCAGCGCCTTCATCGCACCGCGCAAGAAAGGATCGAACGCTACGGAAGTGTATATGCGGAAATCTGGGAAGCGGCTGCCGCTGAAGCTGTTGTTCGGACCCGGCATTATGCAGCTGTTTAAGCAACGGGAGAATGTCCAAACAATGGAACAGACGGTGAATGACCGTCTGCCCAAAGAGTTTATGCAGAACCTCGCCTACTACATGGCGAAGATCAGACGTTAGTATTCATGCGTGAGCATAATCGTCAGCACTCGGGTGGTGACGTCAGGGTTGGCCGGGTCTTCTGATCCGGCGTCCATCGTGTTGTTGTAATAATCGATTTTGAAAAAGAACTCGTGGCTTTCGATCTCGATCTTGCCGAAGTCGTGCTCGCCATGCGGATCATTTCGCCAGTCGAAGCTATCGTATTCAGCGACGGCTCGGAACAACCGTGCCTTGATGTCCTCGGATAGTTCGTTCACGCCGCAGGTGGTCATGACCTTGCCGCCCCAATAGGTTTGGCGGAAGCGATCATTCAGTTCGGCGATGCGCTTGGCATATTCGCGGGAGTCGATGGCTTTTTCGTTGGTGTTGGTAGCTGCTATCATGGTGTTTGGCCTTTCTTGTTGGGGTTAAACCTTCCATCGGATAACACCCTGCCACCTGCAATCAAGGCTGTTTTCTATTGTTTTACAGCTGGTTGAATGGATACGCGGCGGCGGGTCCTTCCAGCCGATGCTGCACGGGTACGCCGCGAGCGCGGGATTTGCCCAGCGCCAGCTTCAAAATGTCGATTTCGTTTCGTTTTTTTCGGCACATCCCACTGAGAAACAACGAGAACCCAAAATCAAAAAACGAAATGGGGTGCGAAATACACTCTACAAAACCAAGGAGATAGGCCGATGAAAGTAGAACTGATGCCGGTAGATCAGGTGATTCCCTATGCGCGGAACCCACGGATCAATGCCCACGCGATTGAAAAGGTGGCAGCGTCCATCAAGGAGTTTGGTTTCCGCCAGCCGATTGTCACCGACAAGGAGCTGGTGATTGTCGTTGGTCATGTGCGCTTTGAAGCTGCCAAGCGGCTGGGCTTGAAAAAAGTGCCGGTGCATATCGCCACCGAGCTAACGCCGGAGCAGATCAAGGCCTATCGCATCACCGATAATCGGGTGGGTGAAGAATCCGAGTGGGACAAGGCACTGCTTCAGCTGGAAATCGTCGAGCTGAATGATGCCACCTACGACACCGAGCTTCTGGGTTTCAACGCGGAAGAACTGAAAGAGATTCAGTCGTCGCTGGATTCGATGGAAGACGGCTTCGGCGATGATGACGACGACGACATCGAGGAAGCAGACACCACCGCCCGGATCGCTGCCTACACATTCCCTATCCCACGCGAGCAATATCTCGAATGGATGGAAGCCATAAAACAGCAGGTTGGCTTTGAGAAGAAAGAGATCATCGCAGAACTTAAACGCAGGCTTGGATTATGAAACTCGTAAATGTGAAAGACATTGCGCCCTCGACCTATAACCCGCGCGTGGCCGATCCGAAGCGACTGGACTTGATCGAGCTATCGCTGCGTAAACTGGGGTTTTTGTTGCCGCTCTATGCGACGCCGGACGGAGAAATCATCTCCGGCCACCAGCGTCATCATGTGGCGTGCCGTATGGGTGCCAGCCAAGTGCCTCTGGCTGTCACCCGCCCGATGGATCTGGCCGAGCGAAAAGGTGTGAACGTGGTTTTTAACCGCGCCACCAATGACCTCGGCCAGAGTGACACGGTGGAAAAGATCAACACTCATTTGAACGCGGCGGATGTGGAGAAGCTGGCCGAAGCCGTGCCGGACAAAGCGGTGGATTCGCCGGAGTTCTTCCCGTGCCTGAATGCGAAGCTACACCCGATTGCACCGTTCCTGAAAGCCAATCAGGGACGCTGGAAGAATTACGCGCTGAACCTCGCCAAGACGCTCAAGCGCCGGGGCATCGCCATGCCGATTGTGGCTACGCGGGATTATCGGGTGGTGAACGGCATTGGCCGCTTGCAGCATTATGCGGAGCTGGGCGAGGAACAAGTGCCAGTGGTGTTTGTGACAGACGCAGAAGGCAAACTGGCGGAAGCCATGCTGAATTATCTCTCGATGGATTTTGATATTCATCGCCGCTACGAGAATCTGCTGCGCCATAATTCTTTCCGGCGCCTGCGTCAGGTGCGCGAGTCGCTGGGGCGTGGGTTCATCTTCGCGGTGGCGGGTGATGCCACAGCTAAGAGCTTTGATGTCACCAAGCCGGAAAACCGCGATCGTTGGATCGGCAAGTTTGGCCGCTGCGTGCTGGATTTTGGCGCAGGCCATTTGCATGAAACCCGAATCCTACGAAGCATCGGCGTGACGGTCACACCGTTCGAGCCGTACCGGGTGGCGGAGAGTAACGAGATCGACAAGGAAGCAAGCGTGGCGCTGGCGCGTGAGTTTCTCCACGCTATTGGCACAGAGAAGCTGCGCTATTCCTCGATCTTTATCTCCAGTGTGCTGAACAGCGTTCCCTTCCGGGCAGATCGCGAGCATATCGTGTGTATCTGTGCGGCGCTGGCGCATGCCACCACACGGCTTTATGCGGTGGCATCGGCCAGCAACCATATCAACATCAAGCAGCTCAATGGCTATCATTCCCTGAATGAGCGGCAAGCGAGCGGCGTGCTGTTCCAGCTGGATTACGAGGAAGGCATCACGCTGGGTGACATTGCCACTTCGCCGAAGGTGCAGAAGTATCATTCCCAGCGGGAGTTTTACGATCTGTTCAAGCTGTTCTTTGAAAAAGTCAGCGTGGATGAGTGCAATCAGAATGTGCAGGCGATCTGCGCGAAGCCGCTGGAAATAAATATCAAAAGACTAAAAGCAGCTATCGAGTTTGAGTTTGATTTACCCTATCCTGACGGCAGCCGCATGGGATTGGTAGAGGAAGCAAAACGCGCATTCTCAGAGCGGCTGGGGGTGAAATTATGATTATACTCCTTGATCTGAACCACACGCTGGTGGCGAACAGCTTTGAGAAGCACAAACCCTTTGCCTTGCAGATCCAAAAGGAAATCTATCGCAACTGGCTGGTGAGTCTGGTTGCGCCGTATCACACCATTATGATGACGGCGCGGCCTGAAAAACACAAACAGGCCACGCTCGATAGCCTGTATTTCAAGGCCGGATGGGTGCCGCAAGAAGCGCATTTTAACCGCTTCCACAAACCGCCACACGAGGCCAAGCGCATCATGCTGGAAACGCTGGTATTCCCGAAGCACGGGCGCAACGGCAGCCAGTATCTGGCGATTGAGAGCAACCCACGCACGCAAGGCATGTACGCCGATTATGGCATTCCTTCGATCAAAGTATTTGAGAACGAACAATGGACAGAACTTCCGAAACCTTAATTGACATCCCCAAGGAATGGTCGTTCGAGAATGCCAGTGTAGCCCAGAGTTTTAACCACCATGTCCGCGAGCAGCTGCCGTGGTATGATCTGGTGACGGGCGCAGTGGCGCATATCGCACGGCATTACATTCCGCAAGGTGGGCTGGTCTATGACATTGGCGCATCCACCGGCAATATCGGTAAGGCGCTGGCCGATACGCTCGCCCAGCGGCAGGCCAAGCTGGTGCCGATTGAACCGAGCGCGGAGATGTGCGCCGAGTATTCGGGACCGGCCAAGGAAAACCTCGTGCAGATGGACGCCTGCGCGTTTGACTATGAAGCGTTTGATGTCGCGATCTGTTACCTCGTCATGATGTTTCTGCCGGTGGGTGCGCGGCGGGAGTTTATCGCCAAGCTCCGCGCCTGCCTGAAACCGGGTGGCGCGATTGTGATTGTCGATAAATGCGAAGCGGCCACCGGTTATCAGGCCACAGTGCTGTGGCGGCTAACGCTGGCGGGAAAAGTTGCCGCCGGTGTGGAGCCAAAGCAGATCATCGCTAAAGAATTATCACTCGGTGGCGTCCAGCGCCCACTTGATCCTGCCATACTCGGAGAAGATGCAGCAGAATGGTTTCGGTTTGGAGAGTTTGCGGGGTGGATTATCACGACATGATAGGAATCCCTCATGCAAATTCTTCACAAGGTCGCGGTGATTTCAAAGTTTTTGAACCTCACCGAGCGCCGGGTGCAGCAGCTGGCGCGGGATGGTATCATCCCCAAAGCAGAGAAAGGCAAATACGACCTGGTGCGCTCGGTGCAGCGCTATGTGCAGTATTTACAGGATCGTGCCTATGGCAACGCCGATGCGCCGCGTGACACGCACCACGAACGCGCCCGGCTGATCAAGGCGCAGGCCGATAAGACCGAACTCGAAGTGGCCGCACTTCGTAACCAACTGATTTCGATTGAAACGATTGAACATGACTGGATGCAGCAAGTTTCTGCCTGCCGGATGCGGCTGCTTGCGATCCCCACCAAATGCGCCTTCCAGATCGCCGCCCTCAAGGAGCCCGCCGAGATCGAGCGGTTCCTGAAAGCTGCGATTTATGAGGCACTCACGGAACTTGCCTATGATGACGCCCTACCAGAACCTGAAGAAGAAAGTCCGGCAGGTGTGGATGCCGCCGCCGGAACTGACAGTGAGCCAG